CGCATCTCCCACCCATGGTCCACCATTCGCCCCGGGGCGACCCAAAACTCGCATGGCGCATTCGCATCTTCGTCGACCTCCCAGTAATCGCGAGCATAGACAGGAGCATCAAGTTGACTCAACTCACACTCCGTATCCACACAAAGCATTTCCAACCTGGTCATCTGTGCCTTCGATTCAATCACCTTTAACTTAGCGTTCTCAAAGTATTCGATCATTTTCCTTTGACATTCTTCCTTGTAGTCATCATGAATCTTCTTCTCAAAAGCGGGAAGCTTTTGGAGTGTTTTGAGTGAAAGATCATCATAGTAGACAAATCCACGTTGAGCACGGATAATCTCCTCCTCGGTTCCAATTTTCAACACAATTGTCCGAAGACCGTTTTCCATCAGGTTTTCCCAGGTCCAGTCACCGGGACCCGTCATGGCGGCGGTGGATAGTCGACCAACGAGTTCCCCAGCCTCACCACCAGGAGCCCTGTGAGTGTTATTTTCACACCACAGCTTGATAGCCTGAGTCTTTCGAAACGCAGTCATACGCTTGATGGGGGTCCATTCCGTACGCCCCGCTTCCTTTTCCCACTTCATGAGAACATTGTACTCCTCGTGCATCTTCTTCACAGTATCCAGAAGCTTGTCTCTGAGACGTGCAATATCAGAGAGACGTGTTCGATCGAGATTCGGTGCGAACGGGGCACTAACCGCTGGTCGCGGAGACTCGTAGTCTCTGTCATCATCGCTACCGAGTTCCGAATCATCATCACTGTAGTAGAATTGGTCTTCGTGAAACGGTTTATCACCGTTGAGTTTGTCGTGGATGCGCTTGAGATTATCAGCCATATCCAAGTACATCCCATCTCCGATCTTGTCGGAGATGAAGTCGAGGGCGGCCATGACACGTTGAAGTTCTTCCATCTTTATGTTGAAAATTTACGAAACGTGAGATCGACTTAGGTTTTTTTCTTTCATGATTTCAAGATGAAGCTCTTCGTCGTGATCCTAATCCTGACGCTTCTATTATTTTTGGTTTTTGAATATAAAAATAAAAAAGTATTTTACTCTACTAATTTTTTTGAAAAATTTGTTCATGAAAAAATTAAAAAAGATTGTTTAGAATTCAATTCTCAACTCGTTGATGAAGATCTCCCTAATAATGTTAAAAGAAAACGTTTCTATATAGATCCAACACATGATATACACAAATTATTAGATTCCGATGAAGTTAAAACTAAACTAGGATTCAATGGGTACGAATTAAGTGTAGACGTTCCGGTCGAATACCGCGTGTACGGTATGGGTGGACACATGAACTGGCACTCGGATACACAATTATATGATCCGGAACAATACGAACTGATATATACGATAGATAATACGTCTGATACAACGTTTAATTGGAAACAACCGATAACAGGTAAAATACAGTCATTAGAACCTACGCCTAATAGTATTTTATATGTCAGAGCGAACGGAGCACCACACATGGTCTCCGAAATAACCGATGGATCTCGGTGTATACTTAAATTCATATACGTTAAACCTGGATCTATTTATTCGCCACTATGATAATTTATTGCTGCTTGCTCTGCGAGTTTTTTAGATTCTTCTGTTACGTCACTATCATCGATCGTGTAATAAATAACGGGTATTTCTGTTGTTTTAAAATCACCGCCCATTTTCTTAAGGACTGCCTGGCGATACTTTATAGCATCTTGATTAAAGGTACCATCAGGATTTTGTAATACAATCTTACCTTTATCGTCAAACCATCTAGCCCATTCATTAAATTTGGGATCGTAACCTCCAGCATCCCATTCCCATTTGGGTCCTTGGAAGGTAAATTCATCCGGCTGACCTACAGCCCACGCTCCACTTTGAGATCTTTTATATAAAACATAAAATTGTTTACCGTCGTATTCCGTTTCCCTAGACACTTGACCATCGTAGAATGTATGTGGTTTCCAATCACATACATCACTAGCGGGCAGACCGTCCATTGTATACTTATTCCATCTATGATCCTTGCCCAACTGTTTTCCGTAAGATTTATACGCGTGAAGTCCAACGTTTGGGTCTCGGTATGGCATCGTCCAATCAGGAAGCCGGTCCGACTTTGTTTTATTATCTTGCCACTGATTTTGTGGTGCCCACGAAGGACTCGCCGCATTCTTTCCACCCGGTTCAAAACGTTCTAACCCCAACTCTTCAGAAGAAAATTGATGATTTGTACAAGTCACTTCGTTTAACGCGGCACATTGATTTTGGTATTTACTTTCTTTAGCGATACATCCACCTTGTTCCAATATGGGTTCACATTTTACGTTTGGTGTCGAAAGAGTTAATGTATTTGGGTCACAATACGGTTGATTTTCGGTTCGTACGGTATATCCATTTGGACACTTAGGAAGACCACGTGTACCGGGTAAAACTAAACTTCTATAATCATCGTCGACAAGACTATTTTCATCTTGGATTGTATTACCAAATCGATCTCTTTGTACGGAGATTGCATAACTGTATCTATCATCAGACCCCGCTTTAACTTTATTTCTCACAATATTCGATCCTGACTCCACACCATGGTTAGCCCATCCGAGATGGTATGGGTTTGATTTCGCATCCTCGTATTTGTAATCTTCTTGGTGCCTGTCGGTCTTTGCTTTCCAGCCAAGCGCCGTGATTTCTTTAGATCTCCCAGTACGAGGATTATCACTTCTACCCGTCCGTATGAATTGTACCGGGCACCCTAACTGAATCTGTGTCTCCGGGTCAACATCACCCTCCAGCGTAAACCTACCGGGATAAGCTGTTTTTTCGTTTTTACCGTTATTTTTACACACACCGTCAGCATCAGCGGGTGTCCACGCAGCACTATACCTCGCCGAATCAGGTGGAAGTCCCTTTTCTTCGTCCGCGCGCCCGAACCCCCACGATGTCACACCAGCCCGTCTCCATACATGAGGTTTACGATCATTAAGACTACCATCCACAGAGTAATCAGTTGTACCCCTAGGCTCACCATCATTTTCAAAATCTAACGGTGTATCCTGACACGTTCTCGGAAATTTGGGGTGTTCAAAGTTTCCATTTCTAGTTGAAACAGTAGAATTTGCATCGATTTTCTTTGCTATATGTTCTTTTATCAAAGGATCTTTTAAGTATCCATCCTCGTATTTGGCGAATATAGCTTCACCAGAAAATGTTCCTATATCAAATCTTCTATTCCCATATTTCTGAAGTTTACACCAATATTTACCCTTATATTCATTCGTATTACCATTATCGAATTTCTCTGGACCGGCGGTAAGACTCTTAAACCGATATTTTTCTTCATCTTCCACCGTACCCGCATTTCTTTGAATATCACGCATAGCATGGTGTCCACGTTCCGTATCGAATATAGGATCTATAGAAAATGCCGAACATTCGTCACTATCCTTACACGCGTCGGAGCACTTCTGGAACGTCTCTGCATACATCGGTTTCACACAACTTCCACTCCATTGAGGTTGTGTTCTTTCGGGCCTAGTCATCCCGTAGTGTGCGTATACAGAATCTATACGCCCTTCCTCGTTCCTATTTCTCCTCGCCAATGTACCGAGGCTGGACGTGTAGTAGTTTCCGGCACCCTGTGGAAAAGTTGCAAGATAATTTTGCCAATTATCCACACTTGGCCAAGGTTGTGCGTTGTGGTCATACTCATACTTCCGTGGATCGCCGAGTATAAATTCGCCGGGAGATGTCGGTCCACAACTAATTTTCATCTGTACCTTTTCTTTCTTCCACGGATGTGTCTCCTTTGTAGGAGCTGTCGCGGTGTTTTCATTCATTATCGTCACTACCCCAGGTGGATTTTCTCTAGCCTTGCGCCGAGCCTCGCAGCCTGGACCCTCTTCACTCCCGTCGACCTTATAATGGCACCACCCGACCGCCTCGCCGGGATCCATAGGGTAATTCGTAAATCTTCCTTGAGCATCCTTACTCATTTTACTATAGGCCCCCAGTGGATCTTGTGGAGCATGATAATCCTCAAAAACGTTACCGACTTCTGAAAATTGGATTAATTTTTGTCTACTACCTTGTGGTGAAGTGCTATTAACAGTAGGTGTTTCTACAGCAACGTTTCCATCGTTCCACCCATCCTCAGGCTCTAAACTCGCACTAGCGAACAAGGAAGCCATCCTCTGTGTAAACGGTGACGATTGGTTAATAGCTTCGTCACCCCTAGAAAATAGCGCATCTGTACCCAATTCGGATGTAGGTGAATCACCTGTGTCTATGGCATTTGCGTCGGCCTCTAAGCTCGGTAAAGTATCTTCCAATACCTGGAGTCCTTCACCCAAATCTGATTTTAAAATAGTAGTATCCTTTACCTCATTATCCATTACCTGTCTTTGCTCTGTTCTTAAAGCAAGTTCACTTATCTGCCTTTCTTTATACTCTTGTCCCTTTACCATCAATTGTGTGTTTATATTTTTCCGTAAACCGTCGTAGGCCGCCTCTGCCGCTTCATCATACGTTTCATTCTCCGGTGCCGTTTGGTTTTCGTAAATATGATCCTCTACCAACCCTGTATACTTTTTGATAAATTTTAATTCTTCGTCAACACTCTCTTGTATTTCATTTTTGATTTCATCCGGTGAACCCTGTACATTAGCAGCCTTCATATCCACCTGTTTCAAAAAAACATCATGAAGTATTACATCTTGCGTTCTTTTCTTTTCTATTTTATCAATACCTTTTAGGAGTTTATGAACAAGAGATCTAGGTCTGACCGGTGCATCTTCTGAAGGACCCATCTCGATATCCGAAGGACCTATATCCTCTTCATAATATTCTGATCGTCGTTTTCGTGTCACGAATAAAAACACGACGATCAAAAGTATCGTCACCACTAAGGTGATCATTACTATTATTAAGAATTTTTTCTGTAACAATTAGTTTACATACTCCCTGATGAAAGATGGGCACTCTGTTTTATATCGCGCGAATGATGCCTTGTCGTTGATATAATACTCTTTATATGCTTCAACCACATTAGGGGTTTTATACTGTTCTGGCATACACTCCGGAATACCTTCGGTTGAATAATATGCCGTATCACTAATATGTTTTTCGAAAAACGAAGGGTGGTTATCACGAAGCCAATACAAATGTTCGGCGCATGTATGAATTTTACCGTATCGCTTGGTGTATTCGTCACTCAGAGCAATACCGATATCACACGCGTACAAATAATTTTGTAAACTCGAAGCGATCCACATAGTCATTGGATGCTTTTTGTGCGCGGGTTTATACCCCCTACGAGTCTTCGTTTTGGTGAACGGGGCGTTAGCTTGTACAGTATCCTCTTCACCAGAATAGAACCACGCGGTGTACAACATCTGACAGATTTCAAGTTGAATTTTTATCACATGTTGGTCACAAGATAGTTCTGCGATCTCTTTGGGGTCTAGCGAAAGAAAGAAGATATTCATGTTTTACTTTCATACCATCTCGACACGAACTTAGGTCAATTACAAAATCCTAAGGTTTCTATTTGTTTTCTTGTAGGTCTAGAAACCGGTAAATCACCCGTTTTTTTACTATGAACCCACTGACACCCATCGTGGGCCATCCATCTAACATCATGTTTTTGTAAAAATTTCCTACATATCACACATGGCATAGATATACTATCACCGAATACAGTTCGTCTCGATACAACTAACTCGCCGTATTTTCTATGTAACCATGATGTAAACTGGTGGGGTTTGTATCCACTCTTTAAACATTCGTTATATAAATGTTTTAAAAGTTTGCGTTCAGCACATATATGATTATTACTCTCTATTTCCGGACCTTTAGACATATAACATGTCACGGTACAGTATTTCATTTAAATATGAACGGAACAAATCTTTAATTTTGTCAATGTAGATGGTATAATCACGGATGGTTTTTAGAGAAGTTCGGTGAATATTTATTTCTCCCTGTAAACACGAAAGGCTTATTAAACTCTTCGTTTTTAGGGGTTATGGGTTCTGGCTTTTTTGGTAAGTATTTATCTATAACGTATACTGGAGCAAATATGATACCCATGATAGCTATAATATTTCCGATGGGTGTGAACATTTATATTACCAACTATTTTTTTTATACATTAAGTTCTATCGTACTCGGCTACACGCTCACTAAGTGTCTTTCCATCTTCACCAGGTGTTTCGACATATTGAACGTTACAGACGCTCACGTCGAATAAGTCGCCATGCGTCTCACATAACATACAACGCGTGGTCGGTTTTACACCGGGAAGATGATTGTGTTCGGGTGTACTTTTTTTGAGTGCTCGCTTCGTTTTTTTAGGGACGATGGGGTTATCCGGGTCATGTCTTTCGCAAAAAGTCTTTCCATCCAAGCATTTCCGCCTACAAGGATTTCCACGAATATTGATCCCTGTACAAGCCTGGCGCTTCGGTCGCGGTGGCTTGGGTTCCTTTGGTGCCTTGAGTGGTCTTGAATGAACTTTGCATGTAGTCAGTCCTTCCGCACAAAACTTGCGACACTGAACACCCTTAGCGGTTATAAACGGACACTTGATCTTGACAGGTTTTATTTTCTTAGGTTTTACTCTTGATTTTAACTCCTCATTTTCTTTACGGAGCACATCGATTTCAGCGCGAAGAAGCTCAACTTCTGTCAGTTGTGGGGTCTCCATGATTTCAGACATCTTGATTTTTAGAAAAGTTGTGGTCGACTTAGGTTTTTTTATTTCTTTGAACATAGTAGAATGGAATCGATATACGATATACCTAAAAAAGTACAATACATTGTATTGGATTCTAGATACGTCACTGGAACGAACAATACATTTTCGTTAGATTTATCACTCACATCGAATACACATGTCGAAGACTTCAGTAAAGTTCTCGGTGTCAAGATGGTAGATTTTTACATAACTCAAGTGGGAGAAAATACATCTACACTTAACACAAACGTGGCTAAATATGTAGACATCGTTTGTCCAGAAGTCCCGCAAGTCGCTCAGATGCTGGATGAGCGCCACGGGAGAATATTTGCGAGGGTGCCACTTGAACGACATTTCACGGGAAGTAGTGGAATCGTGCTACGAGACAAACAATGGAAAAGCTTTAACCGTAAAACAAATTATTTTAACCCTATATCTATACAAAAGTTAAATTTTACCATATATGAGCAACAAGATGACGGTGATTATAGAACATTACAACCGGATGCTGCGTGGTATATGGTATTAGAAGTGACTACGGTAAATCATAAAGAAAAACCTGTAACGAAGGAAGCTCAAATATTAGATGCTATACACGCTCTCATAGGTAAGATAGAGATGTTACATCAGAGTGTTGATAAACTTCCAAGTAAAGAAACGGCTGAGAGAATTATAGAAGAAACGGAAAAGAAACGCAAGAAAATGTCATTTAACTATATTCTTCTAGCTCTAGCAGTTCTTATAGGTGGATACGTATATTACGTAAATAAGGTGAAGTTAGTTGCTAGTATGGTTATGTAATACATGTCAATTATATACGTCCCTGTTTAACCACAGTTGACCGTAATTGTTGGTTCCACCCATATCCGAATTATCGGCACCCTGAGCGTTGTTGTATTTACATTTGAAAATTCGTTTATTTCCAAATCTTACATATTCTATTCCATCTTCCTCTATTGTATGTTGACCTATAAAACATTTACCTGGATTTGATCTAATGTAATCTATACATCCACTCATATACGCACCCGGACCAGTTGGATACAAACAATCTAAACCGTAATGATCATGTTCTATATTCCATTTTAACAAATCTATCATTTTTTTAGATATAGGATGTTTTGGTACACATCCAATAAAAGCGTTATACATACAGTTTTGATTTGGGGGACAATCTACACTCGTGTAATACTCTTTATTAAAAGTATTTAATACATCCAAAGGCTCTAAACACACCGATCTCATGCTAGAATACCACCCACCTTCATTATACAATATAAGTTGACTCATTAAATCGCATCTATACGCGTATGGTTTTAGTTTAGTATATAAATTTAGTATACCATATTCTTTATAAGGTCCTTCTTCGTAATGTTGTTTGATGTATTTGACACATTCTTCGTGTGAATATAATTTAACCTTGTAATCTGGATTTAATTTATAAAAACTTTCAATCGCACATGAAATACCACTTGGTAATTTGGGTAAATTACCGTCGTCAGTAATAACAACTTTATGTATTGTTTTGGGGATAAGCATATTAAAGATATTAATTTACTCTTTTAATAATGATATTATCGTATGCTATAACCGTATGTAATGAATCTAAAGATTTATTCTCGCTCGTATCTTTTCTGTTAAAAGTTAAAGATGAAGAAGACGAAATAAATATTTTAATTGATACTAAACATGTCACCGAAAATGTAAAAAATGTCATAAAATATTTTGGAAATAAAGTAGTCACGTGTGAAAGAGATTTTGATAATAACTTTTCTGAACATAGAAATTTTCATTTAAGTAAATGTTCGGGTGATTACATATTTATCATAGATCCCGATGAAATGCCAAAAGAAAAACTGATTAGAAATATTAAAGCAATTGTCAAAGAATCTGGCGCAGATCTTATAATGATTCCTCGTATAAATATTCATCCGGGTTATACCGATGAGTGGCTAAAAACTACTACATTTCAAATGAATGAACTCGATTGGATAAATTGGCCGGATTATATATGCCGCGTTTTCCCAAATATACCCGAAATTAAATATGGTAACGAATTACACGAGGTTATAGTTGGTTATAAAAAGAAAATAGAATTGCAAGCTGACCCATCTATTGCTATATGGCATATCAAATCAATTGAAAAACAATGTAATCGTTGGGATGGAGAAAATTTTAAAGTTCCTGATGGCGATAATCTATATGACTCTTTAATGTAGTCATGATCTCAAGAGCATTCATATACGGAAACATTGGTAAACTTACGCATTTTGAACAAAATTCTTTCGCGTTTTTACATTCGACATGATACTCCTTAAAACATTCTAATTCTGGTAAAGCAATTGGGTAATGTATACCAGTTTGTACCCCATTAGAATTCATAAACTTAATATAAGAATCTCTATCATTTTCTAAAGTATAAAAAACGTGATATACGTCACCAAGTTCACTCCTCTTAGGAAAGGGGGTGGTGGCATTATATTTTTTAGCAAGTTCAACTCGCTCCCTCGTCCATTCATCAAGATGATTTAATTTTGTAGACAAGAACAATCCATGCATCCCATCCATTCTACTATTTATTCCATCGGTATTATGTTCGTAACGATTATGTATAGGTGCACCCAGGCTTGCGTATTGTTTCATCTTAATAGCCAGGTTTTGGTCGTTAGTAATACACGCTCCTCCATCTCCAAGAGCACCCAGGTTCTTACCCGGATAAAATGAAAAACAACCGATAGTTCCACGCGTTCCAACATGTTCAGAATTTAATTTAGCTCCATGAGCTTGAGCACAATCTTCTATGATCGGTATATTATATTTACGTGGAACGTGTGCGATTTGTCCAAATAAATGGACGACGATTATACAATCTATATCGTCTAAAATGTCTGGTAATGACATTAATCCAGTTTCAGCATCCACGTCTCTAAAGACGGGTACGTGCCCCGCATTTACCACAGCCATAGCCGTAGCTGCATACGAAACCGCTGGTACCATAATTCTGGAACCCGGTTTTAATTCAAGAGCCTTAATCGCTAGATATAACGCATCTGTACCGCTATTACACGTGATACAATATTCGGCACCCGTATATGTTCTAAATTTTTCTGCGAAATGTGTATCACCCACGAATGAAGACGAATCTAATACGTCATCGAGCGACTTGTGAAATTCTTCCCTGAGTGGTTCGTGAATTCTTCTTAAATCATTAAATGGTACCTTCATTATTAAAGATAAGATGCAAATCTTTAATAATGAAGTGCGTGATAGTAGGTCTCGGGTATTTTGGTAAAATTATTAAAAGTAAACTCGAGAATAACGAAATAATCACGATCGATCCACGACCCGAAGTGGGAGCTGATTTTCAAAATATATCTGATATAAAGTTCACGGATGGTAAATGGTTTGTTACTACACCAGCTAGTACTCATCACAAAATATTACTCGAGCTGTTTGATATGGGTATAAAAGATATATGGATAGAAAAGCCCATTTGTATTACATTAGATGACATTCTTGACGTTTTTTCTAAAAAACCAGATGATGTTTTTCTATATTGCGATTTTACATGGCTTCAACATACAGCTATAAAGAGACTTGGTGAGTTAAATGGCATTAAACATATAGAAATGAAATGGATAAACGATGGATCTATGATACCAAATGATGTAAACATAGTTACTGATTTAGCCGTTCATCCTATATCGATTATCACGTTCTTTCTTTTGAAATCAAAGGATATACTCGATACCATTCATGTCACGTACGCAAACACTTCGTCCGTGCTTATTTGCGGTAATAGTAAGAATGGTATATCGTTCAATATTGAAGTAAGCAATTCTTCAAAAAAGAAAATGCGAAGTGTGAGTGTATATTGTAATTATCAGGTGTACAGATGGGATTCAACAAATGAGTTTTTTATAGAAAATATCGGATTCGTCGAGAAGAAGGATGCTATCGTATCGAATATAGAACTATTTTTTTCTAAAAATGTACTGGGATATCCCTTAGATATTGCGCGAAGTCTCGAAATCGTTAATAAAAAATTTGATTTGATCACCAATAATTAAAGATACACCACCAAAACTAAATAATGATCGATACAGTTGTCATAGCTGGAAAAAATGATATAGCGTGCACATCGTTAGAATTTGTAAAACGACACTCAATTAACGTTTTGGCGTTACCAAACAGCACTGATAATGGAATTGATACATGGCAACGATCTTTTAAAAAGTATGCGATTGATAGAGGTGTAAAAATTATAACTTTAGAACAAGCTTATTCTATACCAAACAGTATTTTTATATCATGTGAATATGATAAAATTATAAAGCCCAAATTATTTGATCATCCAGATAGGTTGTTTAACATACATTTTTCTATTTTGCCTAAATATAAAGGTATGTATACGTCATGTTTACCTATTTTACACGGTGAAACTGAGAGTGGTGTTACTTTACATAAAATGGATGCTGGTATAGATACGGGTGATGTGATAGATCAATCTACTTTCGATATTTTAGAAAATGACGTCGCCTTAGATTTATATAAAAAATACACCGATTGTGCCAAACGTATATTTGAAAAAAATTTTCATAAACTTTTAACGGACGATGGGTATACCACATATGAACAGGGATCAGTTAATTCATCTTATTTTTCAAAAAATACACTCGATTTTAAGAACATTAGTGTAGATTATAAGAAAACCGCAAATGAAATAAAAAATCAAATTCATGCATTTTCATTTGAACCTTATCAGTTGCCGAAGTATGGAAATATACCCATTTATTGTGCAAAAATTTTAAAAACAAAGAGTGTTGGAAAGAATAAAGATGTAATCGAAGAAACGTCCGATTATATAATTATTAATACAATTGACTATGATATAAAATTATATAAGACCAGGCAGTAATAAAATACGAGTATTTAGTATGGGTAAGAAAGGTCGTCGTGAAAAATTGTCACCGTGTTCGTATGAAGCTGAGTTTTATGATGAAGACTTTGATATGGAAATAAATATTCCGACGACCATTCCGAAGAATGATCATCAGAGGGATTATAATCGCGTTTTATACGGCATGAAACCCATGGTGTTTGCAATAGGACCAGCTGGTACTGGTAAAACTATGTTAGCATGTTATGCGGCTATACAGGGATTAAACGACGAATCCTTTAGTAAAATCATCCTGACCCGTCCAGCAGTTTCTGTCGAAGAAGATATTGGCTATTTACCCGGAACACTCGAAGAGAAAATGGATCCATGGACACGTCCCATCATGGACATTTTCGCCGAATTTTATACACAAACTCAAATAGCTTCGATGATTAAAGAAAAAGTAATAGAAATTTGCCCACTCGCGTTTATGAGAGGGAGAACGTTTAAAAACGCGTTCATCGTAGCAGATGAAATGCAGAATAGTACCCCGAACCAGATG